TATTTCAATCTACGTAGTGAGGCGATCTCGCCTTGAACCCTGTACATGTTATCAGGTTGATTCTCTTGCTCTAGTCGTTTGTGTGCAGAGCTTATCTTATCGTCTAGGTACTCTACGTAAGCGTCCCATAGTTGCTTATCGTTGACTAACTTCTTTAGTGCGCCGTTCATTTAGTTCGCCTCTGTACTAACCCACCCTCTGAGAATCTTAATTGTTGTTTTTCTGGATTATAATCAAATTCAGATATATCTATTTCAGTAGCGTTGCTAGTACGGTATCTCTTTTTTTGTGTAAGGTCACCATATCGTAATTCTCGTGTTCCAATTTTAATAGTGTTATTAGATTCTTTTTTTAGTGTATTTAAAACTTTATCTAATGCATCCTTATAAGTCTTTTTAAATACGCCTTCAAAGTATTCTTGAGCAACTTTACCGTGCTCTCCTGTCTTCATTGCCTCTTCATACTTTGCGTAGTAAGGACTGCTAGAGTCAACTACCTCATCAAAGGTATCTGTTCTTTGCCTAGCTATCTCTTTGTAGTTAGGTATTACTATTTTAGTTAGGTTATTCTTTTTTGCATATGCAATATTTGAAAGTATTAACTTTTTTAAGTAGTCACTTCTGCTAAGGATTGGAGACTTTTTAATATCTGGAACTTTAAATTTTTCAGAGTAGTGATCTACAATTTCAGAATTAAGAAAACTAATTGCTTCTTCAATTTTCTCAGAGAGATAAGGGTTTTCTATATCGCCTTCACCTTGAAGCGTGTCACGTATTGCAGAATGCGATATTTTATCTATATCTAAACCTACGGCAGTTATACCGTGTTCTTTTTTTAATATTTCTTTTAATGCATCTTTATTCTTTAATAGTTTTTTCTGTATATTTACATCTCCTAAAGTCTTAAGTTCAGGATTAATATATACATCCCTATAAAACTTTTGTATAGTATTTAATACGTCTTTATCAATATCTACGTCAAAGTCTAAACCGAAATCAGTATCTAGGTCATCAAAAGTTTCAAAGATATGTCTGCTAATATCTTCTTTTGTGTCTACATCTGTGACACCAAGTATTGAATACGCATCATTGTTAGCGCTACGTTTTGTAGCGGTGTCACTTTGAATCTCCTCCATAAGAAGGTATGAATCACCATCCTTTATTTCTTTACCCTCTATTGGAGTTTCACGCCTAATAGAAGACCGTGTATGACCTAAGTTTTTTGTTCCTCCAAAGTGGGCATCATATTCTCCTCTAAGATAGTTTTTTTCGCCTTGTAGAGTTAGGATTACAAAATCTACCTCTTCATCTTGTACAAACTGTCTTTGGGCTTCCTCCATTTCATCGCCATAAGAGTCTACTTTTTCTATCGAGTATTTAGTAGAGCCTTTTTCTTTAGCAAGTTTTAATAACTCTTCTCTAGTGTATAGACGTTGTGGGTCTAAGTCAAGTTCAAAAGAGTCTAGCTCCGACTTGGCTACATTAGGCGCACGTTTTTGTAAGAAAGCAGATATATTCTCCCCCTTACTGCCCTTTTTTCCTATAGTCATTTGTTCTATAGTAGACAGTACAGGACTGTAAAAATCACCTTCAGTTTCGCTAAGTTCTGATCTACTCTTAACGAGTGGGTTCATACTTGATTTAGGAATTGAACTTTTAAAAGCATTAGGGTTATCCGTAATGCCCAGCGCAGAGCTAAGCTCTTTAGCTAACAGTCTAGTGATACCACTCATTAGGCTACGTTCCCACTAAATCCTTGCTCACCGGGTTGAGGCGCTGTGCCTGTACCCATCTGCGCTCCACCTGATCCTGTAGTGTCTTGTACGTTTGCTCCCGCTGGTGCTTGACCTTCTGGTCCTGGCGCTGGGCCTTGCGGTTGAGGTGGCTGTGGGTTCTGCTCTTGGAACTTCTTAAATAGCTCAGCCTGAATAGCAGCATCCTGCATAGAGTTAGTCACTTTGTCTGGGTCTAGGTCCATAGACTTAGCGATCTCACGAATGACGTAATCCATCTTAGCAAACGGTGCAAGGTTAGGATTAGACGCTACCTGCAAGAACTGCATTAGGCGCTGTGAGCGTACCTCGTTAGACATCAAGCTTTCAGTACCTGATGCTTTAACTTCCAAGTCACCCTTGATAGTTTCATCGTAGTCAAACTGCATGTTGAACGAGAAGAAAGCTTTACCTAGGGGGCCAAGCAGATAGTCATCTACGTTCTTAACTACACTACGGATACTACCGTTAGCTGCAGACATAAGCATAGAGATACCTGAAGCTGTACGCCCTACGCCTGAGACACCAGTTTGACCGTGTGCGAAGCTAGGGAAGCCTGTACTCTCATCAGCCAAGACACGAGCCTTGTCAAAGAGTTGCATGTTCTCTTGTGCTACGTTAGGGAACTTAGTACCAAAGATAGCCTGACCCGGAGCACCGCCTTGACGCCTAAAGATCTTGCCAGGGTACACACTCATGTCTTGTCCTGGAACCAAGTTAGTCTCATCGACTTCCATAATAAGGTTACCAGAAAGTGCAGCATTGTCAATAGCCATACGCATAAAACCATTCATCAAGGTCTGCGTATCGTCCATGTTCTCAGCGATACCTACACCAAAGAAGCTATATGGATTGTGCTCGTAAGGAGTGGCGTAATAAGGAATACGTGCTGGTTTGAAGGGGTTAAGCACCATACGTAGTACTTCACCGTTACATACCCAGATGTTACAGCTTACTTCGTTTAGATCACGTAACTCTTTAGGGATCTTAACGCCATTATCTTCTAGGATGTCTACATCAACGAAACCCCAGAACTCCATAACTTCCCAGCGCTCAGACTGAGCAGAGATGTCATCGTCTTCCATCTTCATTTCCCAGTGCTTACGCACGTAGTCGGGGCTTTGAGCGATAGCGTTCTCAATAGAATCATCACGGAAGTAAGGGCGTCCCTTCAAAGAGCGCAGCTGATTGCGTGACATCTTGTGACGCTCAACTACGTACTCTGCGTCATCCATTGAGGTAGACTCAGGGTCAGGGTAGAAGTTCCATACAGATACGTGGTTACACTCAGGGACAGTCTTAACGAGAGGGGAGTACTCACCGTCTTCACCCCAGCTAGGGTACTCTTTATCTACAGCGAATGGACCCTTCATTACGCCTGTACCAAGCAACGCCATCTCGAAAGCCATTGAGCGCAGATGCTTGGATGCACCACTCTCATTAAGCTGATCGTGGATCTTCTTCTCCATCTTCTTAGCTGCTACCATCGCAGGATGGAATGACACTGTAGTAGGAGTAGTACCGTCACCTTCGATGATCTTATCGCTAACAGGAGACAACTTAGTCTTGAGACCCGCTAAGCGCTCCTGTAGATCAATGATCGTTTCTCCGGGTAGTAGCTTACCGTCATCGCCTAACAGCGCTGTAGGGGCTGCTACGTTCTCTGTGACAGCCCTTCCACCTTCACCCGCCTTATCGGCATTAGGATCTACGTTAATATGTACAGCTTCAGCTACACCGTCTGGTAGTACAGTAGGGTCTACTGCAAGAGGGAACTTGTTGTTACCGAAGAGTACGTCTACGATCTGTCCGTAGGCTGCAAGTGTTTTAGTCTTAGTTACCTTAACAAATACACGTGACTTCTCTGTGTCAGTGAACTGTACGTCTGAACTGTAAAGCCCACGGTAGTTACGATAAGCACGTAACCAACGCTCTTCATCTACAAGTCGAGCATCCTCTGCACGTCCGAAGCGATCCTTAACGAAGCTAACTACGCTATTAACAGACTCAAAGAGTTTATCGCTGCCGTTTTCAGCTGCTACTACTTCATCTGTGTCGAAGTTTACGTCTTCAATGTCTGCCATATTTTAATACCCGAATGTTGAGTCTGAAGCTTGAAATCCAGAACGTTGATCTTTAGCTGGATTGTAATCCCATAGAGAACTACGTGGTCTTGTCATTATACCATAACGTAACGCATCATACAAGTGGTCTTCTGCATTAGTATCTACATCTTCTGGGTTTCTTTTGTCCAGTGGGATAGACGGTAGTTGTGCTATTGTGTTGGTACACGTAGAAAAGAATACTAACCTAGGTTCCTCTGTGTATTCATCTACCTGTAGTCTGCGGTGTAGTTCGTTCTTACCAGATATACGTGAGCCTTTTGATCTATCTGAAGGACGCCAGCGACATCCCTTCATGTTCATCTGCTCAGCTAGTGAAGGACCAGTATCACCACGGTTATGCCATAGTGAGGAGTCAAGCACCCCGTAGCGTATAGTACCATCCCTAGCTTCAGCTTCTAAGATCATATCAGCTAAGTCTGTAGCTGTAACCTTAGAGCAGTACAACTCTCTATAAACTATGAGTTGCTCTGAAGGTGTTACTGCTAACCACACAACCCCCGTAAAGGAGCCATACCCGTAGTCACACGCCCTGAACTTAGTCCAAGAGTCTGGTATATCAAAGGGTTCAACTACGTGTATGTTCCTGTTGAACTCAGGGAAGGCTGCACCTTCGTTGACATCCCAGTTACCCTCAAGTAGTTGCTTCCTTTGATGCTCAGGTAGAGACAGAAGCATCGCTTCATAGTCGCCACTCTCAGCTAGGTGAGGGTTATCGAATAGGCTTGCAGGTATAAACCTACGTTTAAACAGTGGATCACCTTCTCTACTGTGACCCTTAGGGTAGGTAAGCGTTTCACCTGTCTCAATGTCTGTAGCCCAGAAAGGCGTGTTAGACGGGGCAGGATCAATAAACATTTTCTTGACCCAAGAGTGGCCTGGACCACCAGGGTTGGTTGTAGCCCTCATATAGAGGCCTAACTCCTTGGAACTACTACGTAATCGAGACCGCATGTAGTTCCACCCATAGGGTGACTGCCATTGCGTAAGCTCATCGAAGGCTACGTAGTTAAACGCCTGCCCTTGGTAGCGCATAACGTCTGTGTCTTTGTCGAGGTAGGACATCCAAAGACGCCCTCCTCGGGGTGTGGTCCACTGAGATTTGCGTTCAGACCACTTTATACCGGGTATTGCTTTAGGGTACAGGTCTTGGCTTTTCTGTATGAGTTCCCTAAGTTCTTCTGTAGTGTGACGTACAAGTAGGCCACTAAAGTCTGGGTTATTCAAGTCACGTAGCGGATCTGCTAGTGTGGCATACGATTTACCTCCACCAGCTGCGCCTCCATATAGTACCTCACGCTCTGCAGAGGCTAGATATTGTGTCTGAGGCCCAGGGTTAGGCTGAAAGACCACCTCTTGAGCAGCAATAGGGTCAAACTCTGCAGGTTTAACTTGGGCGGGTACTGCTGTCTTGTTCGTCTTCTTCGTAGGTGTAGTAACCGAGTCTTTCTTTTTCGAGGATCTCGTACTGCCTGAGCGCTTTTTCGAGCCGCTGGGCAAGCTTGCGTTTAATTGCAGCAAGTGACTTACGTTTTCTTTCGACATCTATACGCTTTTTCAACCCCATGTGTGAGATATACCTGCCTGACTGTGTTGATAGCCAAGCACTGACTTCCCTGTAACTATACTGCTTTAGATGCTTCTTTGCAAGTACTAAAAGCTCTAATTCTTTAGTAATAGGTTTAAGCCAGTCCTCATCATCCGGGTCTATCTCGTAACCAAATGGTACTTGAGGCGATAATCGTGGGATTCTCTCCCATCTCTTTACTTTAAAGTCAGGCTTAGGCAACATCCAGTAGCCTATGCTCTCACGTTCTTTAGTCTTAGTTACTCGTATCATCTTGCTCTTTAGGTGGGAGGATAAACAAACCACCTGAGGCTTGTACCTCCACACGCTCCGTCTTTACAATACCTGCACGATCAAGTACTTCTTTGGCTGCAGCCATCTTCTCTTTTACACCTAGCTCTGTAGGGTCAATAAGAGCCTGACCAAACGCTACAGCTGCCTTAGGTCCAATACGTGCCATGTACGTCTTAGTACCCTCGAAGATCTCATCCTTAAGAGAATCAATGATAAGCCTCGTAGGCGTGTTATCGCTGTAGCCAGCAAGCTTCTTAGCTTTCACTACGTCACCGCCAGCCTCATCGAAGAGTACCTCTAAGAACTTAACTTGATTCTCTGTAAGTTGTCGTGCCATTACACTACTTTCTTATGTTTCACTGTCTGTTCCGTAGAACCGTTGCTTGATCTCACCACGGGTAACACCAATATCTTTAAGCTGTTTGTCACTCATGTTATTCAGTAAGTAATAGTCTGCTCTCATCTGCTGTGCTCTTGCAATAGATGCACCTATATCAGATAAAAACTTAGCTACAGCTTTAAGAGTGCGTTTGGTTGTAGCAATTACTGTAGTTTTAAACTGGCTTGGGTAGTCGTATGTTAAGTACATTATGTAGTCTCCTGTGTTATGCCGTTCTTGGCATGTACAGTTATACTACAAAACAGTAAGGTTTAGAACTGCTATATTGGAATACCCGCTATGTGTTAGCCAACAGGTACAAACGTCTCAGTTACAGTAAGGATAGTGTCAATATGACCAGCGGAAGTAGGTACGTTTTGTATCTTGTCACCCGGCTGTAGTACTAGGTCAATGTCGGAGAAAGTAACGTAATCACCTGCATTTAAACTCTTACCTGAAAGAAAGTGAGACGTGTAGTTATCAGCTGCTACATACCATTCTACATCTACAGAGTTTGTACTACCACCACCATTAACTATGTGGATAAACGTAACCTCAGCTACACAGTTAGCAGGGCATGTATATACAACCTCTGTAGCAGTGCCACTGTTGTGACCATACACAGAACGCATACGTGCTGGTTTGCCCTGATTGAGTAAGCTCATTTCTTTTTAGCAGCCTTCTTAACTGTCTTTACTACCCAAGCTTCATTCACATCAGGAGTATCGGGGTTGTCAGCAATGAAATGTCCATTTTCATCACGTGCTCGTACCACTTCCAGATCCTCATCTTTAGCCTCTACCTTTTTAGTTACCTTCTTAGCAGGAGTCTTTTTAACAGGCGCTGGGCTTGCAAGGTCTGCTTCCTGGCAGATAGTATTAACGTTAACGTCCTTACTCTGTACGTTACCGTAGTTGTCTTCACCAGCAGACTGGTTACCCATTGAGTCCCACACGTAGCCATGCTCATCTACACGGTAGCCCTTAGCTTCCAGTGCTTCTTTATATTTATGATAATACTTCATTACTTCATATTCTTCATTGGACGTTCAGCAGCCATAGAAGCACCACAAGGTACTGAGCCGCCTTTGTTGTAACCCATCTTCTTAGTCATACCACCCTTCATATAGCCCATCTTCTTAGCTACTTCAGGTGCTTCTTTCTTAAGAGCTTTCATGCCTTTGTTCATCATAGTCTTAATCCTCTTCCGTTATCATATCAATGTCTTTACAGTCCCACCCTTGGCAGGCTTTCTCTTGGCTACACACAAACTCAAACTTAGTACAAGCACCCAAGCCTGACTCAATGTTCAACGCTTTCAAAGTACGAGCACGGTTATCGAAGTACTCACAGTTACCACAAGTCTTAAGGGCTGCAATGTCTGCATCCTTATTCCAAGCTTTACCTAGCTCTTCTGCAGTAGCACCATACATCCAGTACTTCTCTGCACGGTCACGGTTCTTAGGGTCTACCTCAGGTGGCTCCCCTAACATCAAACTCATCATCATAGTACTACTTCCTATACTTAGCTGTCTTCTTAGCGATATTCTTAGGCTGGGCTACAAACTGCTTGCCTTGCTTAGTACCCTTACGTTTAGCTGCACTTGTAGCGGAGTACTCTGCAGGAGATAAAGCATCTCTAGCTTTCTTAGGGAGGTAACGCTCACCTGTAGCTTTCTTACCTTGAGTAGAGGGCTTACCTGACTTAGTACCCCACTTCTCATCTCCCCACTTCTTAAGTGATTTCTGAGGTGCTTTCATTACGACTTGTAGCCTCCACCCTTAGCTTTGTATTGCTTAGCTACCATCTGAGCTTTACGTGCTGACCACTGCCCAGGCTTACCGCCCTTACCGCCAGCCTTCACTTTAGCTACAAGGTTCTTACGCATCGTAGGCTTAGTGTAGTTACCTGCTGCATTAACTGTTGATTTAGTCTTAGCCATTACGCTGACTCTCCTATTTCAAAACACAGAGGTACTGCAAATACACCTTGGCTTACTAAGTATTCAGCCATCTTGGTTGCATCAGCGTTACACGCAGTCTCACCGTAGAACATCTCTTTTTTGTTAGCGAATACCTGGCAAGACGTAGCCATCTGATTAGTACAAGCCAGTATAATAGCTACCCACACATTACCAAGCCTTACATGACCAGTAACGTGCAGTGAACTTATCTGTAGCTGTATCACAACTGTGTCTAGCTCTGAAGTTCTTACGCCGCTCTGGGTTATCCTTCTTGATAGACATGTTCGGATCACCAAAGCGTACAACCTTTACTTGGTCACCCTTCTTAGCTAAGACAGCACTCTTCTTAGATCCACCAGGGGTCTTCTTAGGTTTGTTGTAACCTGGGTACGTCTCACCCCGGTACTTCAACTTACCACTAGGTAAACGTTCTACATCTTTAGTTGTAGCCATATCACATCAACTCAAAATGAGGGCCATCAATAAAGGGTCTGCGCCCTTGACTACGGCGTAAATCTACATAAGCCATCATAGCGTCTTCAGCTGTACCAGGGTAACTACGGATGTCACCCTCTGACCAAGCTGCACCCCACTTGATAGCTACTCCAAGCTCCTTAGCTGCCTCTTTCATTGCATCACAGAGGTCATCGTATACGTTCAACTCCCATACGCCCTTACCATCTACGTAAGCCATAAGGTCTACTGCACGTCCCTCTAAGTGCTTAGACTTCATAGTCTGGGACTTACCTGCAGCTACAAGCTTCTCTTGCTCTTCTACTGTACGTAGACCATAGATTACTCCGAAGTCTACCTTGGTTAGTTCAATAGCACGTTTAACTACAGACACAAGGCTTTCGTCTACGCCTTCCATCTTAGCTAGGCTACGACTTGATAGTTTAAACGCCATTACTTCTTCCCTGTAAAGAACTTAGATACGGAACGCATACCAATACTAGCACTTACGATACCACCTAAGGAGTACTGATACCACGTAGGCATAGTCTCTAAGGCAGTAAAGCCAGCCTGTACGATCTCGTTACCCCACTCACCACAGAATGCAAGGATAAGAGGGATCGAGAAGAGTAGAGTAATCCACTCATCCTTCCAGCTATTCTGAGTACTGTTCATTGCAGCAATGTCCCAGTCAAGCTCACCAGTGGCTTGCTTAACACGGATCTCTGCGTTGGCTTTCTGTACGGCTACCTTACCATCAAGGTAAGAAGAAGCTAAGCCACCTACAGCACCTATGATCTGACCTATCATTTGTTATAACTCTCTTCGTGTACTACACGTGTTGGTGTTACTGTAGTCTTAGACTCTTTGCCCATCCAGATGCCAAAACAACCAGTTAAAGCACCCATACATACCGATACAAGTCCTGACTGTGCTACGCTTGGATCTGGCAGTGACATAAACCAATGTACTGCTTGATACGTGAGTACAGTAACGGCTAACATCATAAGCCGAGGTAGTACCTTCCAATCGTCTAACACAGTCTTACTCATCCGTACTCTCGCTCTCGCTCCGGGTCTAACACTTCATTCCGACTTAAGTGACCCTCTAAGTACATCGCTCGTTCTACGTGGTCAAGTGTGTACCACACACCTGTATCGTTATGAATAGCAGTACGGACATAGAATACGTCAGACTTAGGAATGTGTACTTGACGTAATCTACGGGAGTCATTATCAGCTAAAGCTAGATAGAACTCAGTTAATACATCTTCTGATGCATATAGTTTTACTCTTTTTTGCATGGGTGTCAAGTACTTTATTACTACAAGTATTAATAGTTATAAGTGTTATAGTATAACTATATAGTTCTAACTACCATATATTACTTTATATGTAGTTAAGATGTAAGATAGTTTAACTATATCTAAGTTTAAACTACTTATTAAGTAATGATAGTATAGTTTAACTACTGTGTCAAGCTACTTTCTTAAGTTTAAACTACTATAGTTATACTATATCTAAGTTTTATTACTTAATAGTTTAACTAAGCCCCCTTACCCCCACAGTTATGCATGAAAAGGGGGTGCTTGTCAAGCCATTAAATCTGTAGTCAGACTAAAATAGTTTAGAAGTGTTGCACAAAAAGCACACTATTAGCTCTACTGTACTAGTGTTACATTATAACAAGTTTAATTAGAGAGGTATACGACAGGAGTTGTGTGTGGAGGGCTACATATAGGGCGTTTCAAAATCCCCGTGTGTTGCAGAGTACATATATACGTAACGTATGGGGGTGGGGTGGCCCATGCGCCCCCCTACTCAGGCAGGGGCAGGCGTATTTGCAGGCATGATGTGAGGCTATGCCATTGGAATGTAATGCTTTTTATAGACATTGGTGATGACACACAGGGGAAAATGCCATGTTTTCACGGGGTTACAGGGATGCAGATGCAATGCGGGTATTCATGCATGTAATACACCTATCCCCCTGCAGCGCTTGCACACAAGCACACCCCTACCCTCACCCGGACGCTGCACGTTCCCAGGCCTAACGCTCACGCAGCCACGTCATGCAGGCACTCAGGCGCATCACCTAGGCACACACGAGGCAGTGTTGCTAATTCGTTCCACTCCCTCCAAGTGATTCGTTTTGACCTGATTTCTACCATCGGACCGTCCGAGACTAAGATCTACCCTAAAGGGTAAAAAAAGTGTTTGACAGTCTCGGCGTTATCGGTCATCTTAAATCCATCAACCGGCAATCAAGCCACAACCCGAAAGGACTACCAAATGACAAACGCAATCGCAAAAACACACATTGACGCAACGGTCACATTCAACGGCCAAACACACACATTCAGCCAAGCCTGCGATCATGTAGCTCACATGTTTGACAAGCGTGATGACACAGCCGAGCTTGTGCTCTTGCAAACCCGTGACATAGGCGAATGGCTGCTCACACTCCGCAGTGTGTACAAGTCTGACAAGCAATTCGGTGCTGCTATCAAAGCCACTCCCTTAGGGAAGCGCTCCATGCAAGATCGTAATGACGCCATGTTCGTTGCCGCCAATTGGGACAAAGTAGCGAAGCTAAACAAGAACGGTGAGCTTAACTCCCTTGGAGCATCTGCTGTCCGTAAGCGGATCAAGAAAGCAAGCGCCGCTGGCAATACATCCAAGGGCAAGGGCAAGCCTGCAGAGGCACAGCCTGAGCAAGTGACACCTGAGGCAATGGCCCAGGCTGTAATGCAGCAGCTTGCTGAGGCCGGGATCTCGGTTGCCGCATTCCGCAAGGCTTTCAACGCTGCAGCGAAGGCCTCGGCCTAAGCGGGGCAGGGCAGGGGCTCCCTTCGGGGAGCCTTTTTGCTTTTCAGTATCTACCCTCGGACAGTCCGAGACTAAACCTAGAAAGAAACAACGCAATGACACGCAAAAGAGAACAACGCTATAACCTGCTATTCAAAATCACTATGACGCTTAACGTGCTATGCCTGATAGGCATGGGATACTTCATAGGCTATGCTGTAGGGGCAGGCTTGCTATGAGGTATATGTCCAAGCGCAAACGCATGAGGATGCGCCCAGATAAATACCTATGGTATCACGCATCGCAATGGTTTAGCTCCTCAAAATGGGGTGTTGACAATCATTCTGCTATGGGGTCTTCTATATATACGCAAGAGATTGACAACGTTTCAGTTTCTACCCTCGGATCGTCCGAGACTAAACATAGAAAGGAATAAACACATGGCATCCATTAACGCTAAACACACAGTGTCTGAGCTAGGCATAACAGTCACCACTATAGTGACGGATGATGGTGACGATTACTCGCCTCCTAACTGGTGCAAGTTAAATGTAAGGTGCAACGCATCAAGCAAATACATATGGACAATTTCATTCACGGATTATGATGGTGCGCATTTCAGATACCGCACTGATGAATTGCCTATAGGTAAATACGAGCCTGAGAATGTCATGCACTTTGGTGTTATGGCTGCCCTCTGTAAAGAGAAGGGGCATGGCTGGGAGAGTAATGGCAAGTCATTACAGGATGGCTTTACTTGGAAAGATATAAAGGTGTAAGAACATGCTAATATGGACTGATGATATGGTGCGTGAATACTTTGACACTCACCTAAACGCTACACTGCATGAGATCTGCGCCCTATCTGGACGTAACAGGGCAGATGTTAAACGAGTATTGATGGAGGAATAAAGACATGGCATACGTTATTCAAAATCCTGGACGCCCTGAAGTACAGGCGATCTTCGTTAAGGCTGCGCTTAAGATGGTGCGTATAGGTCTCAAGCCTGCACGTCACCTGACTAAGACTAAGCTGATGGCTAAGGCTGGTGAGATCAGCGGCGTTAAGTACAAAAGAAATGAGATTGACAAAGCTATCGAAGACATGGATGCTATCATCAAGGCAAACATAAATGCTGAAACTCTACTCTCGGACCGTCCGTGACTAAAACTTATAGGAGACTTCACAATGTATCAACGTGACTGCACAACAATCACACAACACGCTATGTCTACACCTGATGGGTTGTACGATACTATCGAGTTCTGTTTATGCACCATTAATATGCCACTCTCCCGTGTCATACAACAGCGTGTGTCCATCAAGGCTGAGGGTGTGCAATCTAAATGGGTGTCCAGTACCAAGGCGCTGGGCATAGAGTACGCTAAGGCTAACGCCCAGCGCTTACATGAAGAGATCAACGCCATAGCTGAGCTACATGGCAAGGACACTATTGATGGTGCGCAAGAGGCAGTGGATCTCTTCGTGTCTATCCCTTCGATAGGTATGGTGAAGGCTGGCTTCATTGCACAGATGTGTGGCTTTGAGGTGGCTTGCCTAGATAGGCACAACATCCGTATGCTAGGCTTATCTGAGACTGCCCTACTCTTGAACAAGAAGGTCAAGCCTGAGCTACGCCGCTCTAAGATCCGCAAGTATGTTAAGCTATGCCGCCGCCAGGGTTCAGAGTACTGGTGGAATACATGGTGTAACTATGTAGCTGAGAAGGGTGGCATGAATAAGTCGTTGACTACTGGTGATGCTGTCTCTAAGTATCATGTAGCAGCAGTAATTATGGGAGAGTAACTATGCAAACTATCATCACGAAATACCTAGGCCCAACAGCTACGCTTGGTTCACGCATCAAAGCTATGACATCAAGCGGTCATAAGGGTTCAACCTACACTGTAGGGTGGGACCACAGCTTGAACGTAGAAGGTAACCACACACATGCAGCGCAGCTATTGCTTAACAAGCTAGGCTGGCAGGGTAAGTGGAGAATGGGTGGCTTGACTTCTGGCTATGTGTTCGTTAACACTGATGCTTACTATATGCCTTTGATAACCGCAGAAGGAGAATAACTATGCGAGTAGAAGTATACTTCAACCTACATAAAAAGACATTCAGTGTACGTGACTGCAAGACAGGACGTGTGGTCAAGCATACCAATGACATCACAATCCTTGACCCTAAGTTTGTAGTGCGTAAGGCTGGGCGTGAACGTGTACTGCGTGAACGTAAAAAGAATGTACACGCTTTCGTTAGGGGTGAGCTTATGGGCTATGAAGATATATCACATGCACCGGAACTATACACCGATGTAACCTACAACCCATACAAGTATAGTAGCTTTGTAAATAAGCACACTGAAGACACTGTTGACACAGCTCATGTAGCTGTGCTATCAACTAACTCTAATGAAGGCACAACTATGAGGGCTTTACTATGATGACAGATGTAGTAGACGAAGACACTCGCTATCTATGCGAGAACGTGAACGGTGAGTGGCACTTGATTACTGCCACCACCTCTGAGTATAGTGGCAACCTCATGCTAGGTATACTTGAGAGCACCTACCCTATGGCTTGGTTCGATCTAGTCTCGGATCGTCCGAGGGTAAGACTTGATGAGGTTGACTACGAAACATTCTATGCTTATAGGTTAGACTTACTACGGCCTACCAAGCGTCCCAAGGCTAAGCTAATTGTAATTGATGGAGGTAAAGACAATGACTGCGACTAAGAACCTGCTAGGTAAATCCCGCCCACAAGATAAACCATATGCTGTCTTCAAAGGGTATGGCCCCTTCGGTGAGACAGAGATGCGCTTACTCAAGACGTACCAGCGCCCCGACAAGGAGAAGACTAACAAGTATGCACGTTGGTTCGTTGCAGTTAAGACTGACATGACCTATGGTTCCTTCGAGCTAGGCGACAGCTACATCAGCGAGGCTACCTATGGGTTGACCTTGACCTGGGCTGACCCCTTGTATAAAGAACAGTACTGGGATAGTAACTACACCAAGGTAGATACTGAAACCTTTACTCAAGAAGACGCTGACCTATTGCAACAACTAGGATTATAATGCTATGACTAATGCACTCAACTTGAAGATCCTATCTATGTGTGAGAAGATCTTGCCTGACACTAAGATGAAGAACAACAAGGAACTACTATCCTTACTATCAGAAATTCGTAACCAACTGGAGACTAAATAATGTTCGTATGTATCGCAACCAAACCTCTCAACGATGGCACTCGTGGCTTCCGCTTTAATCTTGTAGGCTTCAAAGGCCTGACCCGTAAGCGTCAGTCTAAGAAGCGCTACGGTGTACAGCGTGGCTCTTGCATGACAGCCTTTCACATTGGCAAGCGCAGCGTGTACCTTGAGAAGACACTCAACAAGCTAGGCTCACGCCGGGTGCGTCACTTTGCTGGGTAGGGATGACACTTGTACAACTATACAAGTATGGGATAGCCAAGGCTTTATGTTTTGTGAGTACCGTGTCACATCACTAAAGCGCTTGGAGTCCCTGTTGAAACGCTACAATGACATGCATCATGTAACAGCTAAGATTAAACCCATAGAGGAGATGGCGTAATGCAAAAGCAGAAAGCATTCAACCTAATATTAAGACTAGCAATCGAATGCCCAAACAAAGGGGCTTCTGACAACGCCGTTAAGATCCTAGACAACCTAAAAGAGTACCTCACACCAGAGCAGATTCAAATCTCTCTTGAGCGGTATCCAGTCAAAGAACACTAAGTGGAAATTAAGGAGAGAAAACAATGACTAACTTAGAACTAAACGGAAATGAACTGTTGACTCTCAAGGAAATGATTGAGAATGACATAGAGAGTACAGGGTGGGGTGAGATTGATTATTCTGACGTTATCCTGATGCAGTACTACCTTGATCGTGCCACGTTGCTGGTCAAAGTAAAAGAGGAGCTAGGCTTATGACAATGCCAGAGCAACACAAACAACAGATCCGTATTTATCTCAGACCTAGCGCACTCGCAAAAGCGAAGGAGCGTCAAGCTAGTACAGGCTTGAATCTGAGTGAAGCGATTGAACAGATAATTAATGAGGTAATACAATGAATAAGACAGTAAAAACAGAACTGACCCGTGACGAAGTAGCAATACTCTTGGAAGTATACAACACCATTGATGCACTGGTAGATGACACAATGGAGATGATGGATGTTCGACTGTCACAACTCAGTGACGCACGGGACAAGGCCTATGCGTTGAAACAAATGTTTGACTTCCGGCCAGTCATAGGTGATGAGGGTAACCCTAACCACTGGAAGCCATGCGTATTACCTGACGATCCTAACGCATGGTACTACGAGAAAGGAGAATAACTATGACACAAGAAGAGCGAGACCTATTCCTTGAGGAGCACTTGCCTCCTATCAACGAAGAGTATAACCGTGTGTCCAAGGCAGTAGATGAATACGAATGGGAGGGTGACTATGTACAGGCTGACTTCCATCGTGAAGAGCTACGCTTTATTGATTCACTCAAGGCAGAAGGAGATCTATATGTTCCACGTTTTTAAGGGTGTAGCCTTAGTTATAGTTGCACTGGTAGTGTTTGGAGTTGGAACGGGGGTGTTATGAATGAAGGTGAAGAAGAAGATCCGCATGATGATGTCACGGATTGGGTTGGTCACTTATCTAAACCGAGTGACCCTGGCCCTAAGTATCCTAGTGAACGTGTTGCTGGGAGGCCACAGTCACCAGACAATCGGAGCAAGAAACCTACAAAGGATGCGTGATAACAAGTTAAACTTGGTTTGGCTACTTGACTTTCTCTATGGAGATTGTCATAGTCTTAACCTCTGGATAGATTGGAGAGCTAGGAGATGATTGTAATGCGACACAACAAGGTAGACCTTAAGCCTAACACTAAGCTACGTGATGCTGTGTCGCAGTACATCCGTAGTGCTAACTTCGCTAAGCTATCTAGTGCAGTACAGTATAAGTATGAGAGTACACTTAACCGTGTGTGTGCTACCAAGGTACAGAATGGTGCTGAGTTAGGTAACATCAAGCTAAGCGACATCAGGTACAAGCATGTAACGTATGCCTACGATAGGTGGACTGATAACAATGGTCCATCTGCTGCTAACTACATGGCTACATGCCTGAGCATCGTGCTTAACACAGCCATACGTCACGAGGCTATCATAGCTAACCCTGTGTCACAGCTACAGCGTAAGTCAGAGAAGCCTCGCAAAGTTAAGTGGTCCAAGGATGACGTTAGGTCTTTCCTTTCTACGGCATACTCTGAGTGGCGCTGGCGTAGCATAGGCTTGATACTACACATGGCATACGAGTGGGGTCAACGCATAGGTGACATGCGCCTACTCAAGTGGGAGGACATTGACTTCGATGAGCAACGTGTTGACATCACGCAGTCTAAGCGTGGTGCTGAGGTACACCTACCTATACCAGATGAACTGCTAGCTATGCTTGAGGCACAGCGTGTAGACTTTGGCTTCCAGGATTATGTAGCGCCACGGGTTAAACCTAACCATAGTGGGTACAGCCCTTACACTGCCATCGAGATCCACACTCAGGTCAACAACATCAAAGCTAAGGCTGGCCTTGACCCTAAGCTACAAGCCAGAGACCTACGCCGTACTGCTATCACTGAGATGGCTGAGGCAGGGGTGGATCTTGTAGGTATCATGCAGGTGAGTGGACACCAGAGTCCCAACAGTGTTAAGCCTTACCTGGTCAACACATTCAGTGGTGCATCAGCTGCACTATCAAAGAGAAGGGGAGACGGATGACAACTAGGTTTCTAATACCAGAGAGCAGTCCTGAGTACCCTTCTTTAGGTTACTGTACGGAGAAAAAGTATAGAATAATACTAGACAAGATGGATACTAACTATGTATTGCAGAGCTTTAGAAGTCCTAAATGGAGGAATCTTAAATACTTTGGTAGCTATGAAAGCCTTACCACATTCCTATACAAAAAAGCCTATGAGTTTGAGGTAATACATACCTACTATTATGAGAAGTATAATACAATAGAGGAGTACTATTGGTGGCGTATACCAAACCATACTAGACTTAAGAAGGCCACTCCTGCTTTCTTACGAGGTAATGACAAAGAAATAAAACGAATTAATGGCATATATAGACTAAGAGATATAATGATACGTTACACAGGTATACCCTATCATGTAGATCATATGTGGCCTATAGCGGATGGTGGCCCCCACTGGAGTGGTAACTTACAGATACTAACTGCAACAGATAACATAAGAAAACACGCTAAGGTGTGTCAAGTTATTAAAAGTGAGATAGGACGAATGTTAGAGGAAGAAAGGCTTAGTTATGAACATACGTGATTACCTAGACACACTCGACATACGTGATGGTGACTCCCTTCGTATGGACTGCCCGTCATGCCGCTCACGTAACACCTTCTCGTGC